CACAGTTTTAAATTTAGGACCTGAACCAGTACAATTACAATTAGATGCTGCAAGAATAGCTGCTGAAAAAGCGGCAACTAAAGCAGCAATAGATGAATTAAAAAAGCAAACAGTAGATATACCACCACTTGGTGAAATTAATATATACGATACAGCCGATAAGATATTAAAGAAAAAGATTACTGACCCTAATATACTTTCTCATCCTGTAATATATCCTGCTGTTTTACTAATCAAATTGGCAAGGGAAACAAAAATCCCATCTCCTAATAAAGTTTTAAAAAGAGGAAAATTTATTAAATTTCCAAAACTGCCTGATAGGAAAAAATTAATTGAAGAGGCTAAAAAAAAATTAGAAGAAGAAGCCGAAAAACAAATTAAAGAACAACTTATTGAACCTATAAAATCTGCAATTATAACCCCTATTGAAGAGGCTATTCAAAAAGCTGTAGATTTATCTAATAGTATTCCTAGCCCAAAGCCAACAAAAGCTCAAATAAAAAAATACGTTAAAGACACAGTAAATGGTTTAATTCCTGAACTTAGTTTACCTGGTATTGATATACCAAAAATACCAACTAAAGAAGAATTAGAAAAAATGGTAAAAGATATTATAGATGGATTTATACCACCACTTCCAAATATCCAATTACCCAAAATACCTACAAAAGATGAAATTAAGGTTATGGTATATGAAATGATTAAAGACAAAATACCAGAAATACCTAATTTTAACATAACTCCGCCAACATTATTTATAAAACCTTCTAGTGTTGTTTGGATTAATCCATTTGTAAATTTTTGTAAAACACACATGCTTACTGTTGGTGGTATTATAAATGTTTTAGCACAATACCCACCACCAGCAACACCTGCACCTGCTTTTATAAAATGGGATGGATATAGAATACCTGATGGTCCGCCTGTTCCGAATATACCAATAAGACCTTCGTTTCCTTCAAACATACCTTTGCCTGAAGATTTAGTCAAAGTTCCAACAATTAAATTAGAGGCTCCAAAAGTACCTATTCCAAGTATTGGAGCAGAACAATTGAAGAATTTGAAAGAATTACCAAAACCACCTTCTAAAACATTTTCACTATAATTTGGATAAATCCCAAAAATAAATGAATTAAATATTTATTTACATAACAAATAAGAAATTATGAATACTGACAAACTAATACAAGCCATTCAAATCTTAATTAAAGAGGAAATCAAACAACAACTTCCTACTCTTATTAAAGAAGTTGTAAGGTCTGAGATGAAAAAGGTATTAGCTGAACAAAAGCAACCTAAAAGCACAGGATTAAGTATGGCTAAAGCTATTTTAGGAGATGAACCTACAAAAATAGTTGAAACAAAACAAAAGGAATTTAGTAAAAATCCAATGATTAATCAAATCCTCAATGAAACAAGAGGAGGAATCCCACAGGGAGATGGTGGATTTAGAACTATGAACTTTGGACAATCGGATATGGGTTCAATAGTAGGTAGAACAGCATTAGCTGAAAAAATGGGTTATGGTGATTTTGCTGGTGGTGCACAAAAAACTGGATTAGGTGTACAAACTGGCAATGAATCATTAGATAAGGCATTGAATAGAGATTATTCAGAGCTTGTTAAAAGGTTTAAGAAGTAAAAATGGCAGTTCCTTTAGGTCAAAATTTGGTTCAAGATATAAAAGAGTATAGAGATTATGCTTTAGGTATATCTTTGCCAATAAAAATAACAAATATTGCATTTAATCAAACATTTTTTACAATTGACCAAGTTAGAACAAATATAAATAATCTTCTATTAACCAAAAGAGGTGAAAGACTTATGCAGCCTGAATTTGGTAGTGGTTTGCAAGAATTTTTATTCGAACCACTTACCGATGAGATTGCTAGTAGAATAGAAGCTGAGGTTTTAGATACAATTGCTAGATGGATTCCATATGTAACTGTAGATTCAATAGAAGTAGATTCAGTATCGGAGAGAAATAATAATATAGTTAATTTGCATTTAAAATTCTCAATAGCATCGGGTCCAAATAACACAGCACAAACAGTGGTAACATTTCAACAATAAAATCAACAATGAATAGAAATTTTGTAAATAGAGGAAAGGATATAAAATATTTAAATAAAGATTTTGGTGCTTTTAAAGCTAACCTTGTTGATTTTGCTAAAACTTATTTTCCAAAGACCTATAACGATTTTAGTGATGCATCTCCTGGTATGATGTTTATTGAAATGGCATCATATATTGGTGATGTTATGGGATTTTATATAGATGATACCTTAAAGGAATCAATGATAACATACGCTGAAGATATAAACAGTGTAATGGCATTATCTCAATATTTAGGATACAAACCAAAAGTAACATCACCAGCAATAACAACTATATCAGTTTATCAATTAGTACCTTCTGTTGGAAATGGTCCAAATAATAAACCTGATTCAAAATATTTTCTTAGAGTAAAAGAAGGAATTCAAATACAATCAAATGAATCTAATGTTAATTTTATTACAACCGATGTAGTTGATTTTAATGACCCAAACGGAAGAACTTCGGTAGTTTACCAAACGGATTCGGTAACTAAAGAACCAACTTTATATCTTTTAAAGAAATATGTACAAGCTATATCAGCTGAAATTAAAACTGTAGAATTTAATTTTGGAAGTTATGTACCATATCAAGCAATAAATTTATTGGAAGATAACATAATTTCAATTTATGATGTTAGAGATTCTGACGGAAATAAATGGTACGAAGTTCCATACCTTGCACAAGAAATGGTTTTTGTAGATTATACAAATACAGAATCAAATGATCCTGACCTTTATCAATTTAAAGAATCAGTACCATACATTTTAAAAACAATAAAAACTCCAAGAAGATTTGCAGTTAATATAAATCAAAATGGTACAAAAACTTTACAATTTGGAGCAGGTGACCCATCGGCATCTGATGAAACTTTAATTCCAAATCTTAAAAATGTTGGGTTGGGATTACCAAACTCTATTAGTAGATTAGAAGAATCATTTGACCCAACGAATTTCTTAAAAACAAAAACATATGGAACATCTCCATCAAATACAACTATAACTGTAAAGTATTATGTGGGTGGTGGTGTTCAATCGAATGTAGCAAAAAATCAACTTACAAGAATTAATTCGTTTGAGTTAGAAAACGATGTATCTACATACACAGTACAAGAACAAGCTATATTTAATACAATAAGAAATTCAATAGCAGTTGATAATGAAGTACCAGCGGTTGGTGGTAGAGGTTCTGAAACAATAGAAGAAATTAGACAAAATGCTTTAGCTTATTTTGGAGCACAAAACAGAGCAGTTACTTCAAAAGATTATCAAATTAGAGCATTATCATTATCTCCGAAGTATGGGTCTGTAGCAAAATCATTTGCAATAGCTGATGGTAAATTAGATAATAATTCACCTTCTTCAATTTTAGCATCTCCAAATAATCTACAAGAGTTTACTGACTTAGTAATGAGTTTTGTAAGAAAGCCGGATACGGAAGAACCAACAGAAGATAGCGTTAAAAAAGATATTCAAAACTTTTTAATTGGAAAGGTAAATAATGAAAATGAAAAAAACAATCCTTTTGCAATTAATTTGTACGTTTTAGGATATGATGAAAAATCAAATTTAACTCCGATTAATAGAGCAGTAAAAGAAAATTTAAAAACATATCTAAACGAATATAGAATGCTTACCGATGGTGTAAACATAATTGATGGATTTGTTATTAACATTGGTATTGATTTTGAAATAAAGGTATTTACAAATTATAATAAAAGTGAAGTATTGACAAATTGTATAAATGAAATAAAAAATTACTTTAGCATTGATAATTGGTCATTTAACCAAACTATAAACATTAGTGAAGTTGAATTATTAATAGCAAGTGTTGACGGAGTATCATCAGTTTCATATATTGAATTTAATAATAAATGTGGTGGAGTATATTCTCCTAATGCATATAATATAGAAGCGGCAACTAAAGATAAAATAATTTATCCATCTTTAGACCCATCGGTTTTCGAAATTAAATTTCCAAATACAGATATAAGGGGGAGGGTTAAATAATGTATAGCTTTTTAACAGCATCAAAAGATGCATCGATTTATTTGCAGCAACCTAACCAAAATACAGGTTTAGATGAAATTTTGGAAGTTAGCAAAATATACTATGGTAGTGTAAAAGACGTATCAAGAGCATTAATTAAATTTGATATATCATATATATCTAAATCTATTTCTGATAATAATGCAAGATTAGATGAAGTAAAATTATTAATGAAAGAAACTGAAAGTGAAGAAATACCATTAGAATATACATTATACGCTTATCCAATTTCTGGAAGCTGGGAAATGGGTAAAGGAACTAGATTTGATGAAATATCTACACAAGGTGTAACCTGGAGACATAGAGAAGGTGATGCTAAAATTAAGTGGTTACAAAATACAACAACAAATGGAATAACTACAAATTTTGCATTAGGTTCAACTGGTTCGTATTCTGGTTTTGGTGGAGTGTGGTATACGGGATATACATCAACACAAAATTTTTCATATAGTTCTGCTGATATTGATATGGATGTTAAAAATATGTTGGAAGGATGGTTAAACAATTCTATACCAAATGATGGTATTATCATTAAGTTTTCTAATTCAAAAGAAGATGATAATAATGATTATGGAATTGTAAAATTATTTGGAAAAGAAACACATACAATATATCAACCAAAGATAAGAATAGGATGGGATGACCAGCAATTCAGTACGGGTTCTTTGTTACCAATAACAGATGTAAATTTAAAAATTGGAATTTCTAATTTAAGTAAAGAATATAAAATAAACACAACTCCAACATTAAGAATAGTTGGTAGAGAGTTATATCCACTTAAAACATTTGCATCAAAATTTCCATATAAAAATATAAAATATTTACCACAAACCACATATTATCAAATTAAAGATTTTGAAACACAAGATGTAATAATTCCATTTAGCGATTATTCAAAAGTAGATTGTGATTCAAACGGAAATTTTATAAAATTAGATTTAACAAATTGGGAAGTTGATAGAACTTACATTATTGAATTTAAAGTAGATATAAATGGTGCGGTTCAATATTTT